CGTTGATTGTGTGCCATTCTCCGAATTCTGTTTCGTTCATGAACACATTCGATATCTCTTTGTAAGCAGCATCTTTGAAAGTCATTTTTTCTTTCTCCTGGCTGGTAATCTTCCGATAAGATCTTCACCGTCGGAATGATTGCTTGCTTTCCCCGGAAGTCCTTTTCTTGCTGTGAGTGGCTTTGCTTTTGGTTTTTCTTCCTCCGGCTCTGTCTCTTCGAAAGCGGCTCCTGATTCCAGCCAAGCTTCTTTATCATCCGTGTCCGGGAGATAGTCTCCCGGACGGTATGTATAATTTCCTACGGTGATTCTCTGCTTTGCTCTAAGCATATTAACCGATCTTTACGGCGATAGTTGTATCGCCTGCTGCCGCTGCCTTGAACACATATCCTGCCGGGACTGTGGTATCACCTGCTGTAGCAGTGATACCCTTGTCTCCGTAATAAACGTCTGTTCCTGCAGCAAGCTCTTTAGCGTCTGCATACGGAAGTTCGAAAACGCCTTCGACTTCAAGTGCTCCGATTTCGCCCGGATCAATATCCGCACCGGCAATACCGATGTGCTTACCGAATTTCACTACTTCGCCTGCAGATACCTTTGTATCTCCGGAGTTCGTCCAGTTCATAGACTCACCGCGCTGTAAATAGCTATATCCCATAGTTTCCTCCTATCAGGCTGTCTTGCCAGGATTCTTTGTAATGCCGCGGAAGTCTCTTACCCATACGGCTGCATCAATCCAAACATCCCATGTGAAACCGAGAACGCCCGGCGCCTCCATACGTCGGATGGTCGGCATCTCGTTACCGTTGAGGTAATCAACGCCAATGCACTTTGCGGACATCGGATCCGCTACCATGAACCAAGGAACTGCCTTGCCTGTTCCTGCGAATGCAGCAATCTTTGGCGTTACAATCGGCTGCAGACCCATACTTACAAGCGGGTTAGCGTCGTTGTAGTCTGTTCCTGCTACCTGTGCGGAATGAAGAAGCTTCCAAACGGCAAACTGGAACTGCGGTGCCGTGAGTACGAATCTCGGCACTACCGTAATCGGATTGCCGAACTGGTCCTTCTGTGTCATCATGGTTGTGATGATTTCTTCCATCGTTGCTTCTGTCGGAACGTCTGCAGTTGCGGCAATGTTTGCATGATCAGCATGGAAAAGTGTCTTTCCATCGAAAATCTTTGCATTATCCATCAGGATGTGATAGCAAAGATTATCAAGCGTGTCCTTTGCCTTGCTTGCATAGATGCCAGGAAGCCGTGTAACAAGACCGATATCATCATTGATGAATGCCTGTCTTGTCATAGTAAACTGCTTACCATAAGTCTTCAGCTTGCTCTGCGGGAGAAGCTTCGTCTCTGGTACTTCGTTCTTTAACTCGCCGTTCTCCGGAATCTCGTCAAGGTCTCCAAGTGTGTTGATCACATACTCATGGTCTGTGTCTTCCTTGAAGTCCTGCTTAGATCCCTTCGTTGTCCAGAGCTGGAATGTAGTAGGCATTAGCTTGTACAGCTCAACGACTGTCTTTCTGATAGTCGTATCAAGAATAGCTGGAAATGCTGCAGACGGATTGAAAGCCTGTCTCTGCATAACCTCGCTGAAAAGCTCGTCGGCATCCATGTTCCGTACTTCTGCGTCTGTCTTCTCTCCGGACCGTACAAGGCATTCTTTTGCAAGGTCTCTCAGACTCCAGTTACGTGCAGATGTAGCGCCTTCTGCCGGCTTCTCAATGTTGTATGCTCCGGATCTCATGATAAGACCGTCGGATGCTGCAGCTCTGAACTTATCGCCTTCATCCTGTGTTACTTTTACACCGGTAACCGGCTGTCTGCTCTGTACCATCTTTTCAAGCATGTCTGCCATCTTTCTGACCTGCTCAACGGTTGCACCGTCGCGGATGAAAGAATCTGCATCCATGTCATGTTCGCGGCAAATCTTCGTGATTTCCGCTGCTCTTGTTCTCTCTGCTTCGATAGCCTTTGTATTGTCTTCAGGCTTCGTTGCTTCCGGCTGTGCCGGCTTCTGTGCATCAAGAGCCTTTAACGCTGCTGTCAGCTCGTCGAATTCCTTCTGCTCGTCTGCAGTAAGGTCTCTCTTTGCGGCCTTTGCCGTATCAAGAATCTCCTGCTGACGCTTTAGGATTTCTTCTCTTGTTTTCATCTTTGAAATTCCTCCATGGATTCTTTATTGATGAGTAACTGTTTTTCATAGAGTGCAATGCTGCTCCCCTGCTCTTCCTGTGACCTTCCGACTCCTACTGTCGCGTCCGCCGGAATCGACACGATAGAGATTTCGTAAGGCATCCATTTCTTTGCTATATCGCAAGGGCCGGTAAACCTTCCATCTAAAGACTTCTTGTCTGCCGCCACTGACTCCCAGTTTTCTACGATGTACCCAACTGATACACCTTTTAATGATCCGGACTTTACCTTCTGGAAAATAACGTCCGATTCTGCATCTTCATCGAAACGAACCTTTGCAATACCTCTGTTGTCTTCGATGCTTGCAGAAAGAATCTGTCCGAT